GTGCAGCACCGTTCTGTTCTAATAGAAGAATAAGATTAGAACAGGGAGAAAACGGCAGTGGTTCCCCAGCCTTAAGTTTTGGCTGGAGTTCCTGCAGATACCAGAAAATGCTAAAAAGGTAGGCATAGTTCCTATGACAGCGAGCGTTGACGCGCGGAAATAAACTCACGCGTCCGTTAACTGTCTGTTGGACTGTGTCCACTTTTCTAACATGTCGGAACACGGAAAGGGCTTGTTCCAATGTCATCGCCCAGCCATGTTGACGTTGTGTAGTGAGAAAGTTGTGCATCAGTGCGTAGGACTTTCGGACGGATAACAATCCGCCGATGCCGAACCCAGTTATCTCGACACCGTGCATAAACCACCTCTTGGCAAACTCATAAGTATGATTCGAAATATGAGTTTTAGCTTCGGAGATGGTCATGCCAAGTCCATGGATAATTTGGAGATACGCAACTGCCACTTCCTTATCACATATCACAATGTCGTCACCTAACAACCTATAACTAGTAAATGGCTTTGTCCCGCTTGGGGCGGTAGCTGCTGTTAATCCATTACGATCTTTTCTCAGAGCGGCCAATTGTACTATGTAATGGTGCGTCAGTGCCATTGCTGGTCAACTGGAATATGCTCCCATTGGCTGGCCGACCGCATACTTAACGTCTTGCGGCAAACCAGCCTTTAGGAAACGAAATGAGTGGTCAGACAACAGCCTGCCCCACGATTCTGCACGACTTTCACCAACTATCACTGATACTATGCGCTTTTGAAAGAACAGCGGCAAGCGATCTGTAACGTTAGTTAGATCGTAAGAATAATAAGGCCCAGGGAGGAGACAAGCTTCAGAGGCTTTCTGCTGGTTAAAGGTACAATCTGTCGGTAAGGCCTTTAGAATATCGGCCATCGCCTCGTGAAGAGGCTTACAGGCAGACTGCGTCCAATAATCACATATGCCAATGATTCTCGTCTTTCCCTCCTTGTCGCTAAAGGCGGCAAGCTTCCGTAGACACGGTGAGTGGTTAGATTTCGGGAGAATATCACAAACGCGCAAAGCTTTCCTAATGGGTAGCCATTTAAAGAAGTGACTGAGCCATGAGGCCAATGCGGGACCGCCCACAGCATTTATATCGCTGATGATCGGCCCTACATATGGAATCTCATAGACAGCACTCTCTAACGCTTTACCCATAGGTCCGGCTTTGACGCTTATGTGAAACCTTTCCCACTCACAATCTCGTGGTGTTATACCCAGGTGCTTACAGATGACAGAGTGTTCCTCAGGGGTGACCGGAAAATCCGGCAACCCCTTGTAAGGCTCTGTAATCGAGCTAAGGTCTGCAATAGGTTTGAGAGTAAAATACTTCAAACTTATCATAAGGGTCATAAGGATCCTTAGGGTCCAGACCCGTCTTTCAAACGGGATACTGGACTGCACACCTAACTTGAATGCCCTAAACAACAGGGGCCATCCATCAGCATCTAGTTCGACACCCTCGAGGGAGGAGAGAGGACGCCCTGTCAAGTAACGCATGGCTGCAACCCTATTAGCCTTAACCCAAGAAATAGTATTACGTCAGGCATTATCACTGACGGGGTTAGACTTATTAGGATTACGGCCGTGCGCTTCCTTGGCTAGGCGCCCCCTCACCGTGTGGAAGAAAGAGGTCACCGCCTCCAAGTATGGAGTCATAAGCGAGGATGGGACTAATTCTAGGAGAATACAACGCGTCAACTTTTGAATGCGTAAAAGGTTCTCTAATGATGGTCGCATCTTTTCAGTTGATAGAGTGAAACTCTTGCACGTTTTGGGATACGCCACGAACTACAGTAGGCTAAGGGGGTCGTGGTTGGGTTAAATGAATAATTGGAACAATGTAGTGGGCCCCTCTGCGGGC